AAAATCATCAAGGAAAATCAATGAGCCTGAGACCAACCCGAACCGAACTGTTAACCGCATGGATGACGTTAGTTAAAGTGCGCGAGACTTACTGCCAGCCCGAGGTCGATCAATACGAACAGACCGTGTTGCTAGACGTGCTTAAAATGCTGGACAAACTACAACAAATCGAGGGCAAGAAATGATCAAGAAACAACTTGATAAACTAATGGTGCCACGCTTCACAGGCGGGGCGATGATCGTGGCCTTCCTGTTTGGCTATGTGGTTGGAGCAATCTTGCTGTAATCTACCAAGACGGTTTCTTAGGTTGATCCTTTGGGGCCGTTTCCCGCTCTATTAATATTTCGCAATAGTGTATGGCTTTTCTCAGATCATCCACCCCGCCTTTATCTCGCCACCTCGAAATATATTTAACCACCGCATGCTCACAGATCCCCAAATTATTAGCCAGCGCATACTCCAAGGGCTGAATCATCATCGTCTTGTAATGGCTGCCAGAAATTTGCTTGTCGAATGCGCTCATTTTATCCGCTCCACGTTCACCTTTAATCTGCCTTCTTCCCCGAAGTCTTTGTGAAGAATCACGCATGTCATACTCCGAGAACTGGCATAGCCAGAGCCAGCGTGCCACGCGTCTGCGGGTGCTAGGATGTTCCAAGACTCGAACAATGCGCCGCCATATTCTTCCTGATTCTTGTGATGTATGTGTCCTGTCCATACGAAAGTGTGCTCCGCTTCGCCCCATTCTTTCCTGAGATTAGACACGATTGACCCGTGTAGATTGGACATTTTAATCCGATCACCGTGATGGGTCACAACTAAATTCTTACCCCACTGCCACCAGATAAACTTAGACGCGTTATCGAAAACGTGAACACGCGGATCATCCTCAAAGTACAGGCGCATAACTTCATTCAACCACAACGCAGCATCTGGGTCGTGATTACCCCTTACGTTTACTAGCCAGACCTCGGCATGTTTCTCAAGCATCCGCAAAACCGTACGCTTTATGACATTGCTTGCAGCTCTAATGGTCTTGGAGTACCGACCGTCAGAGTCTAGGAGATTCTTGCTATTAGGCGTTGAGCTGGTGGAGTCGTTAACGTGCATGAAGTCGCCAAGGTTTACTAACACACCGACCTTACCCGCTGGCGCTACACTGACCAGCCGATCAACTGCATTTTCTAGCAGCCGTTGCGAAATCTTGACATCATAGTCCTCGCCCATCGTCTCAGAATGGTGAGCAAGCATCCCAAGGTGATGGTCGCCAATAATATAGCTAACCATATAATCGTCATCAATGCCTTCGGGCGGGTTAATGGGAGCGTGTATTCCCGAGACTTCATCTTTGAATCCCTCCACAAATTGAGCGATTAATTCTTCCAGCTTCTGCCGTTCTGGTTCTTGGATATGCCACTGTAAAACGATATCACCGTCCATATTGTAGGCGGTACTGACTCGCTTGGTGGTAAATCCTGGCGCTGTCTGGCGATTGACATTATAAGCTGGTGCTACACCTTGCATTGCTGCCCGATTGTGAACAGACGCAAGGGCGTTATGAATTCTTTTAGGGTGTTTGCCCAGCTCTTTGGCAATCTCAGTCTGGTTCATCCCGTTCAACGTCATCTGAATTATCTGACGCTGGTAGTCGGTGTTACAGAAATCTAGGTGCTCGGTCGTGGTATTATATTTCATCCTCAAACTCCCAGCTCATCTGGTAGAACGAATGCGCGGCCATTTGCAACCGGCCAGTAATTGCAGCTATCGAATCGGGATCTGTCGAGAAGGTTCCAGGCATGTCTAGGCCAAACCCGTCAATGTGTTCTGTCACTATAACAGCACCACAAATGTTGCCAGCCTCACACTGTTCCAACAGGCTGCGGAGTACATCCCGCACCTGTTCAGCATTACGGTCTAGCGTGGAGACTGTGCCCATTTCTTGTTCAATGCTTGGTAGTTAGATAGCATCTCTTGCAGATCCTCAATGGTATATTTCACTGGATCATGAGGCCCTTCTAGCCACTCGACCCGCTCTAACCCTATCTTTATCAACAAGTTTGCCCGATATTCTGATAAATTACCAGACTTGTAGTTATTGCAGACTGAGCATTGTTTGTGGCAATTGTCTTCGTGAAATCGTAGTGCAGGATGACCGCCCACTGTCTTGTAGTGACCAGCATGGTACTGGCCATCGTGATGGCGGTTGCATGATATGCAAGGATCTTTCTTGTCGCGGTTCCTAATGTATTTATTGAACTCGGTTTGGCACCGTCTCATCCAATAGGATCTATCTCGCTTGGCCTCTTTGGTTTCTTTTCGATTGATTCTAATTCTTTCAGTCTTGCCGAACGCGACAAGGCATTGAGTCGCATTACACGTTTTCTGGAAACTGCTGAAAGTTGGCGTGAACTTTTCCCCGCAGACTTTACATTTCTTGGCCATGTCATTTGCTCACCTCGGTTAATTGAAAGCCCTGCTCCCGTAAGTGACGTTCGACCATGTCCAGGAACTCGCTGTGCTGTTTCACATTCATCAAGTTTGTGACCTCAAAGTTAAAAGGTTCCACCATGAACGATAGCTTTTGCTCGTAGGTGTATGGCTTCACGTCTCGATCATACACTGCTTTGAACTTTTCGCTGTCACGCCTGAGAATAGGTATACCAAAATGCAGTTTACAGTACGCCCGATACTCCCAAGCCTTCATATCACCTTGCTTCTCACAGTCTCGATACCATTTGTTTGCGGTGTTGTTCTGTGTGACTGTGCGTTTCTTCTTGTGCTTCTCGATCTGAACATCAATGGGAAACTCTAACTCGATCTGGCCAAGCATCTGCATCATGTTGTCCAGACCTTCTTGATTCTGGATGGTCATGCGTACACATTCGGTTGCTAATCGTTCTTTACTGATGACTTGCATTCACTTCCCCTAACACTTTGACCCGTTGCTGACTTAACTTGTACCGGCGGTATTCTTCGCGGCTTGGCTGGTGTCCCTTGCTCAATTCGTTATCGTAGATCTCAATGAAGTACGCATCTTCTTTGGCCTGTTCACGCTGATCCTTAGAAAAGTAACTGTTTCCGCCCGTCTTTTGTGGTTCATCATTAAACAATGCCGACTCACTCAGACCTACTGCCTGGACTACTTCACTACCCTTGGCCCCGCAAGCATGGCAGTAGATTAATATCCTAGTGCCTTGCTCGCTGATTGACATTGACGGGTTGTTGTCTTGGTGCACTGGGCAACATGCCGCATAATTTTTACCTGCCTTCTTTACCTTATCCAACCTGTCGAGAATTTCGTTGAGCATCCTTTGCCGCCTTAATGATTGTATGAGTTATGTAATCCTTTACTTCTTGTGTCACTATTGCATAATAGCCAGCCTCACGTTGCTGTTCATAAGTAGGCCAAACCCTGAACTTATCTTTGTATTTGTATTGCGCCCATCCTGGCTTATAGCCTTTTGCTCGACCGTAGGACTGGAATTGAGCAAGCCATTCGATCTTAGCCCGATCAGCAATGCCTACAACGTTGTTATAAGCCTCCTCCCTAGACGCGATTAAATTGCGCCATTCTCGCAGCGCCTCTTGACGTTTTTCTTCTTCGTAAGCCGCTATTTCTTCTGGGGTGTGCCGTGTCAGTTCCCGTAAGATCTGATTGTCAGACTCAACAATCATTTTAATTGGGATCTCGTACCCGCACTCGCAGCTCGGCATTTTCATGATCTGATAACACATTGGGCAGTCCATTGTGTCGCGTTCTTTCTTGTCTTTCTTTACTTGATTCCGTTCTAAATACTTCTTCTCGCCGGTATCTAATTCTTCAGGCACAACATCTTCCGCAAACCCTAGCTTGTCTACGTTGCCAGCATGGTCTAGCACGATAGCGAACTCTTTATCTTCATGCAGACGGAGCACACGACCTACCCGTTGGACATACTGTGTAATACTTTTTGTAGGGAAGGCATCGATCAGGCACCGGACAGACGGGGCATCGTACCCAGTATTTAATAGCCTGCTGCATGACAAGACTTTAAACTTACCCTCATCGTGCTCACGGAATAAGATCTGCCGTTCTTCATCTGGCATGTACCCGTCAATGTGTTCAGCGGGTATGCCTGACTTGTTGAACATATTTAC